GCAGATTAACTATTAATATCATCTAAGATATCATTATTAGTATATATCTAATATTTTTTTATCTTAAATATTGATTTTTAGTAAATATACTGCTATAATATAAAGAATTGATTGTCTCTTACTTCGACGTGAGAACATTGTTAATCCTACAGCACTTTAACTCCGTTAGGACGTGCTAACGCTAAATTATAACCAATATATCATCGTCTATATAGGCTTAAATGCATACAGAATTATTACAAAAATACATAAAATATAACCCAAATACAGGATTATCTTATTTAAATTTAAGGATAATTAACATTTCTGATGATTATTTTGTAGTATTTACCTTAGAATCTATCCGAATTAAGCTAAAATATGATAATTTAATTTGGATATTAGTACATAAAATTAAACCTAGCCCTAAACAAAAGGTTTTTCATAAAGATTTAGACCCAAATAACTTTAAACTGAATAATTTAGTCTTAATATCTAATAAAACATATTTTAAGATTAAAGAATACTTATATAACCTTTCAGGAGGCTTAAAGATATATCCTAAACCTAATGATGCTTATAGTACAGTTCTAGAATATAAATATGAGGGTAGAAAACGCAAAGAAGTTTTAGGTGATATAGGACTTGCTAGGAATAAGATGTTAAAGTTACAATTGAGAATGTTGAAGTATATTGGTGCTTACGTGATAACGGAATAGACCTACGAGGGCAACTTCAAATATTCCTTGACATTGCAAGCATCATATGGTATAATTAGTTATACATGCAAATTAATATAGAACTTAATTGTAAGGTTAACTATTAAGCGGTTACATTCTGCAATTAGACAAACATCTATATAAACCTGCTTGTATTCCCTTGGTCAGCGCGACAGGGCAAGGCTAAGACCCAATCTAACCTTTGATATTCGTCAGTTGATTCTGTACTTTATATCAAGCCAGATAAGTCACTGGCAGATACAATTTATTATGAAAGGAAGATATGATTACTTCCTATGTTATACTAGCATTATTCGGTATATTTATATTATTTAATATTAATTATAAAATTGGAGAAATTATGACTACTCAAACTGAACTTGTTGTTGAATTAGGTTTAATTAAAGATCAACTACTAAAAGCATCTGCTGAGATTGTTGCTCATGTTCAAGCCCTAGAAGTTGCTGTTGCTAATTCAGGAGCAGTAACCCCTGAAGTACAAGCTGCTGTAGATGCATTAAAAGCTGTAGCACAAGGTTTAGATGATTTAAATCCCGATCCTGTACCTACCCCTGTACCTACACCTGTAGACCCTACAGCACCTGTTTAAACAACTAGGAGATAATCCTAGGAACAACTTTTCTGGGATTATTGTCAATTGGTAGACGGGCGGCTTTGGAGGCTGCAGGCTCTAGGTTCGAGTCCTAGATTCCAGACCAAATTATATTGTCTTGTGGCGAAATAGGTATCGCAAAATACTGTTAATATTTAGATTGTTGGTTCGAGCCCAACCGAGACAGCCAAATTAGCTTTATTAGTTCTAGTGGTAAAACACCTGCCTTGTAAGCAGGATTCGGGTGTTCGATTCACTCATGAAGCACCATTTAAAGCTGCTATGTACAAGGTGTACCGCCAGCCTTCCAAGCTGTTGCAGTAAAAGTTCGATTCTCTTTAGCCGCCCCATATTCAGTAGATTGTTAGTATAATGGTATTATGCCTGTCTCCAAAACCGTGTGATTGGGGTTCAAATCCCTAACTTTCTACCATATTCGATTGCGGGGTAATTCAGTGGAAGAAATTCAGTCTCATAAGCTGAAAGTCGTCAGTTCGATTCTGACCCCCGCAACCATCTTAAATAAACATCGAGTCATAATAATAACAACAATGAGTACTTGTATTTCCTGTAATTCTTACTATCGTCTAGACCCATTTCATCATGATCCTTACAATTGTCAAGATTGTACTGCTGTATTAGTTGATGATTACGAAGAAGATTCTGATACTGAATTAGATATTCTTCAGTTAGTTAATCCTAATGGAAAAATTCAGGCTGTATTTAATGAAACAGATGAAAACGACGAATAATTTAAAGGAAAGGATAAACTTTAGTTTACTCCACAACCTAAAGGAAGAATATGTTTAAGAAAAATGTTGATGGTATTAAAGACCCAAAAATTAATCGATTAGGTCGCCCACCTAAAACTGAAGGTAAGCCTACTAATCGTGATCTAAAAGAACGTGAACTTCTGATGTTACTCAGAAAAATTCGTCCTCATGTAGCTGACTCAATTTACGAAGCAGCTAAAATTATGAAAAACGAACAAGCTGCAGATCAAAATAAACTTAAAGCTTGTACTATTCTTTTAGATAATTATCGTAGATTAACTCTTGATCTTTACGAAGGTGATGATCCTGACGAAGAAGGTACTGAAATTCAAGAACAAAATAACCCTGTATTTTCACTTAAAATGATTAATACAGAAAAAGAAGGATAAGGATATTTCCATTGAATAAGTTTTGTGTATACGTACATCGCAGAAAAGATACTCAAGAGATTTTTTATGTAGGACAAGGTACAGAAACTCGTGCTTATTCAAAATTCTCTAGAAATAAACAGTGGCATAATATAGCAAATACTTTTAGTTATAATGTTGAGTTTCTACAGAAAAATCTCTCTAAACAAGAAGCACTAAAACAAGAAAAACATTATATTAGTTTATATTCTAATTTAGTTAATAATAAAACTGCCTCAAGTACAGTTATTAAATTAGATTATGATTTATTTAATACTTGGTTCTATATAGATTCAACTTCTCCTACAGGTTTACGTTGGAAAAAAGATAACAATACTAATTCCACCGTTAATCGTAAAAAAGCCGGAGACATAGCTGGTAGACTACTTAAAAGAAGAAATGGTAGCCCATCGGCATGGCAATTATCTTTCTTTTCTAAGAACTATTATGTCCACAGAATTGTTTATTTACTTTATAATAAATTTATTTCTAATGAACTACTTATAGATCATAAAGATAATAACCCATTAAATAATACAATTAATAATCTTAGAGAAGTCACCTATCAGAAAAATGCTTTAAATACTTTAATCAGAAATGATAATACTTCTGGAATTAAAGGTGTAAGTTTAAATACTATGAGCGGTGTTTTATACTATACTTCTACATGGTACGAAAATGGTAAACAAAAAGCTAAAAACTTCAGTGTTAAAAAATATGGAAATGAATTAGCTTTACAACTTGCCACAGAGCATAGAAAAAAGCATGAGTAATTTATTATTATCACCCGCATCTAAAAAACAAGAACAAATTTTAAATTCTGATGCAACAATTACACTAGCTGGTGGTGCTGCTGGTAGTGGTAAGACATACTGCTTGCTATTAACTGCATTAAAATTTATGCAGCATCCAAAAGCAACTGGTGTAATTTTTCGTAGAAATTCTGCTATGATTAAAGCCCCAGGAAGTATTTGGCAAGAAGCAGTTTCAATGTACTCTGAAATTTATCCTAAAGGATTAAGAGTTCGTCATAGAGAATTAGAGATTATTTTTCCGCATGGGTCTGTATTAAAATTTAGTCATTTACAATATGATTCAAATATTTATGATTGGAAGGGTTCTCAATTATCCTTTTGTGCTTTTGATGAAGGAACCGAATTTACAGAAGAAATGATTACGTATTTATTATCTCGTATGCGTAATGCTCATGTAAATTATAAACCACAGTTATATATTACAACTAATCCAGACTATAATTCATTTTTAAGATTATGGATTCAAGATTTTTATCTTGATCCTTTAAGTGGAATTCCATTAGAACATTTATCAGGTGTAAAAAGGTATTTCTTTAGACAAGGAAATACAATGATTTGGTATAATTCTTTGGAAGAAGCAGAAACTATTCATGGAAAAGGTGATGAATCTGGTATTACAAGTTTTACATTTATACCAGCTACTTGCAGGGATAATCCACCATTATTAAAAGCAAATCCTTCATATATTAGCCGATTAATGTCTCTACCTAGAGTAGAAATGGAAAGACTTTTATTAGGCTCATGGTTTGCTAGAGCAGAAGCATCAGGTTTGTTTAAACGAGAATGGGTAACTTTAGTAGATTATCCTAATCCTAAAGCATATAAAAGAATCAGAGCATGGGATTTTGCTTTTTCTAAAGTATCTGAACAAAATTCAAATCCTGACTGGACTCGCGGTGTATTAATATCAAAAGATAAATCTCATATTTATACTGTAGAAGATGTTAAAGGAATACGAGATAGAGTCCATGAAGTAGAAACTTTAATTTTTAGAACAGCAGTAATGGATGGGCGAGAGGTAACTATTAGTATTCCACAAGACCCAAATGCGGCTGCTGGTGCTTATGCTAAAGACCTTCAACGTAGATTAGGTGAAATGGGTTTTACTTGTAAATTACAAAGACCTGTATTATCTAAAGTAACACGATTTGCTCCTTTTAGTTCTGTTGCTCAAGCTGGTTTTGTAAATGTACTCAGAGCAGAATGGAATAAAGAATTCTTTGATGAACTAGAAATTTTTGATGGTTTAGGTAAACACCATGATGACCAAGTAGACTGTGTATCTGATGCTTTTACATTATTAAATAAAGAATTAGTTCTTCCTACTTTTTCTTTACCAGATTTAATTTCTAATAATAATTTTTCTGGTATTAATACAAGTGTATCTATACCATCATCGGAGTTAACTTTACCTTCTCCTATAGTTTAAATGCATAAATTTTGCATAAAATGTGAAACTACACATTTATTAGATAATTTTTATAAAATTAAAACTAATAAAGATGGTTATAGTTTTTACTGTAAATTTTGTACAAGAGCAAATCAAAAAGAATATGCTAATAAAAATAAAGAAACTATTTTAGCTAAACGAAAAGAAGAATATTACAATAATAAAAAACAAATACTTGCAAAAAATAATAAATACTATCAAAAAAATAAAGCAAGAATTAATAAAGTTAAATTAAAGTGGGGTAGAGCAAATAGGCATATAGGAAATGCTTGTAGAACTAGAAGAAATGCTTTAAAAGTAAAAGCCAGCCCTTGTTGGTTAAGTAAAGAACAAAATAGACTTATATTAGATTTTTATGCTAAAGCAAAAGAATTAACTTTATCAACAGGTATTAAACACGAAGTAGATCATATTATACCATTAAAAAATAATTTAGTTTGTGGTCTAAATGTTCCTTGGAATTTACAAATACTCACTAAAAGTGATAATATTCAAAAGAGTAATAAATTATTAGAGGAATATATTAATGGCAATTAAAAAAGAAAAAACTGAGAAAGGTACTTTAGTTTTAAATACTACTAATCTAGGTTTTAATGAAAAACCAGCTAAATTTGAGCTAGCAGAATTAGGTTTTTCTGGCCTTAATATTTTTGCTGGTGTTACTAAAGACGAAGATAAAAAAGAACTTCTTTGGCCTAATAATATTAAACTTTATAGGCAAATGACTTATCATACAAGTATTAACGCTTGTTTGACTTTGTATGAAAATCTTATCTCTAAAGTAATTTGGCGGGTTAAACCTCCTGAAAAAGCTACTAAATCAGATAAAGCCAAAGCTAAGTTTGTAGAAGAATGCCTTGGTGATATGGATCAGCCTTTTACTCAATTTATCAAAGATGCTCTTAGCTCAAATGTCTATGGCTTCAGTATTATCGAAAAAGTCTATCGCAGAAGAACAGCCAAAAATGGTAGTATGTTCACGGATGGTAAGATTGGGCTAAAGAAATTAGGACATCGTAACCAAGAAACTATTCAAAAATTTATCTTTGATGAAGAAGGTAATGAAATCTTAGGTGTTAAACAAAATCTTTCAGCTATTGGTCTAGCTAGACTTAGTGCAAATAAGAATCTTGAGATTGTTCTACCACGTAGCAAGTTTATTCATATTACTACAGGTAGAAATCGTGGTGATCCTTTTGGTAAATCGCGCCTTAGAGACGTTTATTTAGCGTGGAGATACCTAGAAGTCATCCAAGAAATTGAAGCCTCTGGTGTTGCTAGAGACTTAGTAGGAATACCTGTAATGAGTATTCCTGCTCAATATATGTCAGCAGACGCGAGTTCAGATCAAAAAGCTATTTATGAGAACTTTAAAAATATTATTCGTAATATTCAACAAAATTCTCAATCAGGTATTATTTTACCTTCACAAGTAGACCCTGATACTAAAGCTAGATTATTTGATATTCAATTACTTACACAACAAGGTGCAGGTAAGAATTTTGATATTGGTAAAATTAAAGATTACTATCAGAATCAAATCTATACAGGTTTATTTTGTGATGTACTCTTGCTAGGCTCTAATGGTTCAGGTAGCTTTGCTCTTGGTACGATTAAAAACTCACTTACAGGTACAGCAGTTGAATCAATGTTAAATAACATCGTAGAATGTTTTAATCGTGATGTTATTCGTCAATTATATGAGTTAAATGGATGGGATACTTCTCGTTGTGCTTCATTAGATTATGAAGGACTAACCGATATTGATCTAGATTCGTATTCTAAATTTATTCAGCGTGCTGCATCAGTTGGATTAATAGAAATTGATCGTGATACCCTTAACTCTGTCCGTAAACAAGTAGGGCTTGACCCTAAACCAGAAGATGAGCCTGTAGATATGAGCATCTTAACAGGTAATACTTCTAGGTCGTCAGACGGTATGGCTAAAGGATCAGGAAATGGAACATCAGATAACGTAGCTGGTACTGATAATTCTAGTACTAATTTAGAAAATGCAAGTTAAAATATTTAAAATAAAGAGCAAATTATGACCGTAAAAGAACGACAAATAGACCTAGCAGGAAATGAAATATTACTTCAAAGTAATGGAAGTATTTCTGTTTTTACTGCCGATCAAAAATTAGCAGCTTCTTTAATTGTGTGTGGACCATCTAGTACAGGAGGAGATGATACAGCTATTTTACAATCTTGGATTGATTTAGCTGCTTCAAAATATATTCCTGGTGGCCCACGAGTAGAAGCTGTTTTACCTAATAATCAAATTTATTATATTAATGGTTTAATTGTTAGGTCTAATGTTAATCATCGTTTTGGAAATAATATATTTTATAAATTATACGATGGTTCTTCAGGTGGTTTTAATAATACTGAAAATGCTACTCAATCTATGCTTGGTACAGTAATGACCCTAGCAGATAAAATTAGAGCAACTGTTAGTGCTGATTCTTCTTATACTGGTTCATGGTATGGTAGTGCTAATAATTTAGGTATTTATGGTGGTATTTGGAATGGTAATGGTAAAGCGCTAGGTAGGGCTGGAATTTATTTAGTAAATGTACAAGATTTTGATTTAGATAATTTAACTTATGTTCATAATTTACCCTATGGTGCTTTTTATGGTATTACAATTGGCGGTAAAAGAGGTAATATTGGCCCCGGAGTAAAAGTTCTTAATGGTAAAAATACAGGTCAAGATGGACTCCATGTAATTTTTGGTACAGATATACATGGGGTTGGCGGTTATTTTGAAGGTGGAGACGACGCTTTAGCTTTTGAATTAGATGGTAAACCAGACTATAGTGCTTTTCCTGATGGTCTTTTATTTGACGATCAATCAATCGGACCAAATATTACATGGCTAGCTCCTACTTGTATTAGTACTAAAGCTCATGCAGTTCGTATTGCTATTAGTACTTATAGATTTCCAGGAACCGTTAATTTACATAAGCCTGTAGGAATTACCGTTATAAATGTCGGCGGCCGAGCAGGACAAACACGTTCTGGTGGTATTAAAATAGATGATATTAGTGTAACACAATCTCCTGGTACTATTTGTAATAATATTACAAATTGTTATATTAGTACTAACAATTTACAAGTAGGTGGTGTAAATCATGATGGTAATAATCCATATGGTTTTACAATACAAAATGCTACTAAATGTAAAATAGAGGGTTCTTTAACTTTTATTGAACCAGTTGGATATGCAAGTGGTTATCAATTTGTTTTATTAAATACAGCTTTTCCTACTTTTGCAAATACAAATCTTGTATCATCTACAAATTATAATTTTACAATTGCAGTAGATGGTGGAGCACCAGTAAATATTACTATTCCTGGTTCTATAGCTCAAAATTTTACTAATTTATTAAATCAAATAAATGCTGCTTTAATTAGTAATGGAGTTCAAGCAACTGTAGATTGGGCAGCAACAAATGGTGTTAATGCTTTACTTTTTAAATCAAATAGTCGAGCATCTAATTCTGCAATTGCTTTAACTGCTGGTACTTTATTTACTTCTGCTTTACGCGCTTTTGCATCTATCCCTGCTGCTGTTGCTGCTACATCATTTAATATGATAGGCGGACAAGTATTTAATGCACAAGATTCTACTGTTAATTTAGAAATGCAGGTTCCATTAGGTGGTGGAATTACAGTAACACCTTATTTTAATTATTTTGGAACTCAACAACATAGAGATATTAAAATCGCTGGTAGACTTTCTGGACAGCCTGGATTAGCATTACCACATTTAACAGTAATTCATACTCCAGGTATAGAAATTACAGCAGATTTTACAGAAATTCAACAAAATGGTGCTGCACAAGCTATTAAATTTTTTCCTGGCTCTCTTGTTGGCGTTGGAATTAATAGTTGTACCCCTGGTTCAGTTGGTGGAACTGCTGGTTTTGGTACAGTTAATACAGGAACATTTATAATTACTGGAGATTATACTGGATTACTTCCAATAAATAGTAGATTTGCTATTGCAGGAAATTCTGATCCTAGAACTAATCGTATTTATTCTGTTTATAGTACATCATTTTCTGGTGGTAATACAACTATTACTGTTCAAGAACCAATTCCTTTAAATGGTGGTACTGCTGCAGTTTTAGGTTTTCTTGTTGCAGGAACTTTTGCTAGAATTAGAGGAAGTAAATTTAGTCGAGCAAAAGGATATTTTGGTACTAATAGAAATACTTATGCTATTTATAATGGAGTAGCAAAAAGATATGCTAATTTAATGGTCTCTGATTGTGATTTTACTGAAATAGATAATCCAATTTTAACTTCTGATTTTAGTAATGAAATACAATATGAATTTAATAATTGTATTGGTATTAGAACAAAACTTTCTGGAACTACTACAATTACTTCAGCAGCAACTAGTGCTACAATTTCACTAGCTAATTTATTAGATATTTATTTAGCAGGTAATCCTCCAACACAACAACAATTAAATCAACAAGTACGTGTACGTCCAACAGGATCAATCAGTTCTTCAACTAAATGGTGGATTACCCCAGGTTCTGATAATACTACATTTAATATTAATGTAGATGTAGCTCCAGGGTCTACTATTACTTTTGCATATGATGTTGATACTTCAAAACGAGTTAATTAAAAAGTAAATTATGACCGTAAAAGAACGACAAATAGACCTAGCGGGAAATGAAACATTACTTCAAAACGATGGAAGTATTTCTGTTTTTACTGCTGCACAAAAAGTAGCGTTAGCTACTGGCGGCGGAGGTGGCGGAGGTAATGTTGCTGTTGATACCCTAGCAGCAGCATCTAAAGCTACTCCAGTAGATACTGACCTAATTCCATTAATAGATAGTGCAGCATCTAATGTACTAAAGAAATTAACTTGGGCTAATTTAAAAGCTACAGCTAAAAGTTATTTTGATACCTTATATCGTTCATCTACTACAGCTATTAATTTAGCAGGTTCAGATGTTACAGGTACGCTTCCAACAGGTAATTTGCCAAATATAATTCAAGCATCAATTGTCCCGCGTAACGGGGCTGATTCGGTTATTTCAGCTACGGCGGGCAACGCAAATGAAATTGCAATTACCACAGATACCAATGTTTTTTATCTATTGAACGGAGTAGCTGGCGGTGCCAAGAAGATCGGTGGTGGGGTAAGCGGAGACGCTTTTGGCAATCTTGTAATTACTCCCAAAAACACCACCAAAAGTGGCACTAACTTAAACAATCTAGTGCTAACAAATAACGACGCTTCGTTAAACTGGACTAGCGGAGTTTTGTTAATTTCAAATGGCGGAGCTAGTTCAGTTGGTACAAGTAATACCGATCAGGTAAAAAACATTCTTGCAATCTCTGCAGGCGGTTCTGACCCGGCTTTAGGAAGTATAAATAACGAATCTTTGTTGCTTGGTTCATCAGGGCCATTTTTTTCAAAATCAAACGATCTAATATCCATATCTACGCCTAGCTCTGCATTTGCTACCGAGTGGCAACTGTTTGGCATTCAAACGATTAATGCTACACCCGCGACTCTCAAGCAGCGCGACCCGGTTTTAGGTAATTTCACTGTTAACATAACAATTGGGCCTTTAGAATACCATGACATTGTAATTTCTGCGGTCAGTGGTAATAATCGTGCTGTTTTTCGCAGGCAGTTTTCTACGGATGGCGCTGGTGCTTTAATTACAGTAAAACCTGCCAGCCCTGACGATATTAAATCGTCCGCCCTTGCAAGTTCTACTGTCGAAATCACTGTTTCTGCAGGGGTATTGAACATTACGGTTACAGGGATTGCCGCTACAACAATTAATTGGCGGGCTATTTCTAACGTCCTTGGATTTTCCGCGTAATGACAGTCAACCTTATTCAATATAATGCTGCCAGTACGCGCATTGTACGCGGAAAGCAGCCGTCAGACCTGCCCACAAGCCTGTCGTTTGTGCCAAGAGGCGCGACGGTATCGCCAGTTTCTACTAATTTGACAAACTTTAGCGACGTGGCCACCGCTGTTCGTGAGGCACCAAGTTTTAACAACACCCTCATTGACGTATCTGCCCCTGGCGCAGCGACTCCTTTGACGATTTCTGCTGTAAATCAGCAGGTGGGTAATCCACAGCTAACATGGAATTCTAGCGGAGTAATGAACCAGCCGCTCACAATATTAGCATCCGATGGGTCAACAGGTTCAAGTTCGTTTAATTTTGGAATTTTGCTTACTGATCGTGGAGAGTCTTATTCCCCAAATCAAAACTTTTTTTCAATAACACTTGGTCTGGCATTTATTCGTCCAGTGACTATGCAGCCGGGAAGCCTTGCAAAGTACATGGACGATCAGGTAGCAACACGGTTTGCCGGAAAGACTTACAACGATACCAATCGGCTGCGCTGGTCATCGAACAATTACAGCGGCACTGCACTATCTGCGGTGCGAAACCCAAACAATGTAGCAGTAGACATTGACATGAGTTGGATGTCGGCGTCAAGCGTGAGAACCGGCGTTGGTTCTGCTTATTCTCCGTGCAGTTTGATTTCCCCAAGGCACGCAGTTAAGGCCAACCATTACAACCCAGTGCCTACGCGCATAGCATGGATCGGACGTGATGGCAACCCATACTACGCCAATGTGGTTTCGTCATCTAGTTTGACAGGTGCTTTGAACGATTGCCAGCTACTTTACCTTGATGCTGCAGTAAGCACCCAAGTCACTTGCGTTTCGATTTTGCCGTCTAATTACTTAACCTATATTCCATACCTCGGACACAAAGAATATCGAAGGGCTGGCCCTGGGTCTGCAGCAGATATTCCACCAGTTGTTCGAGTATTTACTCGTTTAATTCAAAATAACGGAATCAATTACGAAGCAAGCATTGGTAACTTTAGCGAAAGAATAAGCTGGACGCCTTTAATGCCAGATGACCAGCAAGCAAGCGGGACAAATGTTGATACTGGCATATATGCAAACTCTAGTGGATATGCAGGAAACCCAACTTCAAAAAGTGCTGGTGATGGCAGTGGAGCAATTACCACAAACGGTACGCAATGGTGTGACTATGCTATTCCGGGCGATTCAGGAAGTCAAATCTTCACTGTGATAAATGGCACTCCGGTATTGCTGACCGAGTATTACGGGCCAGGAAATGGGCCGAAATACTCTGGAAATGCCGCGCAATTAAACACAGAAATGAGGGCGCTTGCTTCTGCTGCTGGCGATAATACACAATATTCTGTTAACGAGGTTAGCTTGTCTGGCTTTAATACTTATTAAGGAAAATATGCACTTACCAATTTGTCATTCTGTTATGGAGTTAATGCGAAATCCAAGTTTAGCAGCTGATCCTATTATTCAATCTGTAGATGGTTTACTATCTGGTGGTAGTAATATTGTTAAATTATCAGCTAAATGTACTTGTGGAAATTTTTGGACTTCTGAACTTACAGAATTAAAATTATTTCAAAATACTGAACCAACATGGATTAAAAATTAAAATGTTTACAAAAATTAAAAACTCCTTAAAAAACCTTTGGTTAAAATTTAAAAATTGGCTTTAATATGACAATTAAAGAACGATCAATTTCTGTAGATGGTACAGAAACGTTTACTAAGGCAGAAAGACTTGCTAGAGACAATGCTATTCGTTTTACAATGGTAGATGGTTCTACTATTATTTGGGGTAGTGCAAAAGAATAATTTTGTATTAAAATTATTAATTACGGAAAAATATTCCTTGACATTGTAAGCACTGTATGATATAATATTATTATAGTGCTTACATTTTATTGTCTACGAAAGGCATAAATGACAAATAACTACCTTAAAAATTTACAGTTATTTAGCAAAGCCAAAGAACAAATTAAACTTTCAATAAAAAAATCTCTTAATGAAGAACTAAAGCAAGTATTATTTATTGCTATGGTTCCTGATGAAGTAGATTTACATGGTGATAGTACCTCTCCTGAAGAAGTACGAAAAGCTTGCCATAATTTTAATCAGCATTGTAGAAAAGCTAATTTATTTCACCTTGTTCAGACCGACTCTTTCTCAATTGTAGAAAGTTATATTGCCCCTGTAGACTTCATTCTTAATGATGTAGTAGTCAAAGCTGGTACTTGGTTAACTAACCTTCAAGTACACTCTGATGTTGTATGGGAAATGATTAAATCAGGTGAGATTAACGGAGTATCTATTAGTGCTTTAGCAAATACAGAAACTTTAGAACAGGATGAACTTTTAGTTTCAGCCGCAACGTAAAGGATAACAATGACAACAACGAAAGCTAAAAGAAAACTTAGCAATATTGATTTTAGCGCAGATGGTGCTCATGTTGCTTTAGTAGGTAAAGCTCAAGGTGGCCCTGCAAATGGGCATAATTATGCTCTTATTATGAAATCAGCTAATTTTTCAGATGAGTTTATTAAAAAAGCAGCAATGATTACAGTTACTTTAGAGATTACAGAATTCTTAGAAAAATTCTTTGGTCTTTATGGCTCAGATGCTGAAGTACTAGCTAGAACTCTTGGTTTTACTACAGAAATGCAAGAAGAAGAAGCTAATGAAACAGATGAATCTGATGGTAGCTATGACGATTGGTATGAAAATTATATTGAACAACAAGTTCAAAGTTTTTCATTAATGAAATCTATGTATGAAGCTGAAGATGTTACAAACGTTTTAAGTACTCTTACAGAAGATCAATATTTAGAAGTATTAAAAGATCAATCTAAATTAGAAAAAGCTTTAGAAATTATTGAAAAAGCTAAAATGGCTAAAACAAAGCCAACAACTAAAACCAAAAAAACAAAAACTACTAGAGGCTATACGGCTGATACAAGTACAGATGTCGTAAGTGCTTCTGTTTCAAAAGCGCAAAAGGAAAACAAAGTTATGTTAGAACAAGAACTAATTGAAAAATCAGCGGCGCTTCAAAAAGCTTTAGATGAAATTAATATCTATAAAGCTAAAGAAAAAGAAGCCATTACTAAAGCACGTTTTGCTGAAGTTAAAGAAGCTGTTGTAGACGAAGAAAAAGCTAAAGTTCTATTTAAAGCTTTAGACCTAGTACAAGAACCTTCTGAATTTACTGCTATTGTTAAGGTCTTAGGTGAACTTACAGCTTTAGTTGAAAAATCAGAATTATTTACTGAAAAAGGTGTAGCTGTTAAAGAAGATACTCCTGTAGTTAAAGAATCTGCTGTTGCAAAGGCTGTTAAAGCCGAGATTACAAAGCAATCTAAATTAAAGCAATAATATCTTTGCTTTTAATCTATAAAAATTATTATTAAGGAAATATAATATGCCATTACTTGTAACAGAAAATGCTAAATTTAGCAATCTAGTTAAACGTGAACTTTTCTCTGAACAGGGTTATACTCGTTCAACTGGTACTTATAACGGTACTGCTGGTACTATTAAAATTGGTACTGTATTAGGTGTTGTTACCTCTACAGGTAAATACAAAATTGCAGTTCAAACAGCCGTTGATGGTTCACAAACTCCTGCTGCTATTGTCCTCCAAGATTTTACTGCTGTTCTAAATACAGACGTACCTTTTGTTTTAACAATGACTCGCGGCCCAGCTGTCGTTGCACAAGGTGCTTTAATTGTTGATGCTAGTTTTACTGCTGGTGCTCTATTAAATGGTGTCTATGCTGCTTTTGAAGCAAAAGGCATTCAAGTCGCGCCTACTGTATAATTAACTTTGGGGAAAGTTTGTTATGTTTATTGGTTACACCGTCCTTGTCATACAGATATGTTTGCGCAAGGTTATATCGGTATAACTACCAACCCACAAAGAAGATTTAAAGATCATTTAAGAATTAAAAATAGTAAAAATCATAAACTTTATAATTCTTTAAATAAATATCAAGATTTTATTTTTGATATTATTCTTAAATCTGATATTGATTATTGTTTAGATATTGAATACAAATTAAGACCACATATAAATATAGGTTTAAATCATGCAAAAGGTGGTTTAAGTACTATAAAATATGCAGGTACTTTTGTTATCAAAAGAAGTTCTAATTATACTCATAATAGATTAGGAACAAAAAAATTCTAAAGAAACAAAAGAAAAAATGCGTGCTGCGGCTAAAAAGCAAAATAGAAATAAATGGAATAATAACTTTGCTAATATAAATTTATGGTTAAAAGCAGATATATATTATTTAAATTATCTTACAATGTTAAATATTTGTAAAAATAGACGTAGACCATTTTCTCATAAAGTATTTGCAGAATTATGTGGATTAAAATTTGAAAATATTGGCTCAATTTTAAAATCATTTAGAAATGGTTGGGTACCAAACTTAGACCCCGACTGGATATTATTTAAAGAAAACAAGGAAAATAAAAATGCAGATCAGATCATATGATAAACCATTTGAAGTCGTAGACTTAACAGAAGAACTTAATATTATCCCTAATACATGGGGTCTTATTAATGAACTAGGTATTTTTAATCCAGAACCTGTTACTCAACATACTGTTGTTGTTGAAGCTGTTTCTGGTACACTAAGCGTTATTCCTGACCGTATTCGCGGCGAAAAAAATAACGTAAATAAAGATGATAACCGTGTTATTTATTCTTTCCCTATTCCTCACTTCCCATTAGATGACCAATTAACACCACAAGACCTACAAGGTAAACGTGCTTATGGGTCAGATACTGCTGATGTTGCTGCTGAAGTTATTGCACGTAAACTAGTGCGTATTCGTCGTAATCATTCTATTACAATGGAAGCCGCGCGCGCTTATGCTATTACTACTGGTGCAATTTATGCTCCTAACGGTACTGTAGCTGATAACTATTATACAACTTTTGGTATTACCCGTACTACTGTTGACTTTGTGCTAGGTACTGCTACAACTGATATCGTCGGTAAAGTTGAAGCAACTATTGCTGCTATTCAAGACAATATTCAGTCTGGTGAAGTAGTCAATGAAGTATTTGTTCTTTGCTCACCTACTTTCTTCTCTGCTCTTATCAATCACCCTAAAGTTATTGATGCTTACAAGTACTACACAAGTACACAGCAACCACAGCGTGATCGTTTAGGTTCAGGTCTATATCGTAAGTTCTACCACTGCGGTGCTACATTCATCGAATATCGTGGTTCATATAATGGTACTGCTTTAATTCCTGCTGGTGATGCTTATGCTATCCCAATGGGTACAATGGATGTATTCAAGACATACTTCTCACCAGCTAACAAGATGGCTCTAGTTAACACACTAGGTCAAGAAGCATACGTATTCCAATATAATGATACCCGCGACGAGGGAATTCTTCTTCAGTCTGAATCTAACCATCTACATCTAGTACGCCGCCCAGGTGCCATTATTAGATTATTCTCTAGTAACTAATTAGGTTATGGGGGGCTTTATGCCCTCCTTCTTATTATGTTAAAGCATGAAGTACTAGTAAGTTTAATACGTTTTTATAACAACGAAGTCCCTGCTGAATACGAAGATTATTGTGGTGTATGTACACTAAGTTGGGAATCAATAGATACAGTATGGATTAATGGATTAAATGGCACAATTACATTAAAACATTGGTATAGTTTTATAGATTTTTGTATAGAAAATAACATTAAAATAATTAAGGCTCATAGGGCACCAAGACACAGATTGCCTTTTTCTAAAAGTATTAATTCCAATTACTATATTTTAATAGTAGACGATTTAGTACAAAGATATAATCAAAGAAAGAAAACCAATGTCATTAACATTAATACAACAAGTAAGGATTGAAGTAGCAGATGTTAGCGTTGAATTTCCTTTTTTGGATGATGCTACCTACCAATATTTTTTAGACAAAAGTGAAAATTCAGTACGAAGATCATCATTAGACGCAGCTAAAACAATTTTATTTCAATTGTCAATGCGTGGAGATGAACAAGTAGATATTTTTACTATTAAAGGTTCTAAAGCTGCTGACCAATATAGACAAGCATTATTGTTGTTTCTAAATAATCCTGGACTAAACCCTGTTTTAACTTCTGCCAACCCTTATGCTAGTGGCATTAGCAAAACTGATATGCAAACCAACATAGAAAATCTTGATAATAATTATATTAAAACTGCAGATTTTCCAGGTACATTCAGTACTCCTTCTAATGTTGATCCATTTGGAATTAGTTCTATTACATAAGGCAAACTATGAATCAATTTGCTTCTGCTACTAGAAATGTAATTCAAAGGCATGGTATAATTAGTACATATAGACGAACGACTACTGGTACATATAATCCTAGTACTGGTATAGTTATAAATACTACAACAGATTATAGTATTAGAATCTACATGAAGCAATTAATTGCTAATCAGTTTAATTATCCTACTTTAATTGATAAAGATTCAGGTATTTTTTATATTGATGCTGCTAATCTTAGTTTTATACCAAAAGTTCAAGATTTAATTATTTATAATACTAAGACTTATAAAGTTGATTCAACTCAAAATTTTGCTGCTTTAGGTTCAATTATTTTATATAAAGTCATTGGTGTGGTATAATGTCAGTTCAGATTAAAGTCTCAACTGATGTTTTGCTTAAACAACTACAAGAATATAAAGAAGAAGTCAAACGTAAGTTAATGGGAATGGTAGAATTATTCTCTTATAATATTACAATAGAAGCAATCAATAACACACCTTATGGCTCTTTAGTAAATCCAGAAACAGGTGAAATAAACTCTCTTTATTTTATTCCTGCCCGAGCTAATGTATATCATTTACAGCCAAAACCCGGTCATGCTAAAGGTGGATGGATTCTTTCATTTGGATCAACTAGTAAATATAAATTAGGTATTATAGCTAATTCATCTAGTGCTGATAATGTTAAAATCTCTGCTGAGAATGCATCTAAAGATTATAAATTAGGTGAAACTATTTATATTACAAATAATATACCTTATGTAGCTAATTCTGGTATAGTTATATCTAGATTTGGTTCTCTTGAAAATGGGTATTCATTACAAGCACCTTCTGGTATATCAGGTCCAACTATTAATTCTATTATGAATGTATATGCTCAAAATCTAAAAGAGTATTATGATATGAGTGGAGAATAATGAATACACTTTCAGAAATTACTAAAGCATTTAATAAAAGATTAAATAGTATTACACCGAATATAGATACAGCTTATGAAGCAGTAAGTTTTACTCCTACTCCCGGTATACCTTATCAAAGAGTGCAATTAAGTCCTGCTAGACCTCTTGATCCAACATTAGGAGGTTTATATCATAGGGAAATAGGTTCTTATCAAATTTTCTTATGTTATCCTAATAATCTAGGAACAATACCTATATTAGACAGAGCAGAGTTAACTAGAAGTTATTTCCATCAAGGAGATAGTTTTACAGAAGGAAATACCACAATTATTATTGTAGGAACACCTTATATTGCAGGAACAAGTACAGTACAAGATAGAACAGTATTACCTATTATTATTAGTTACTCAGCAGAAGTATTTGGTTAATAGATGTAAATCTTAAAACATTAAAACAAATTAATTAGGGTTTACCCTAGATACAAAAAGGAATAAAACATGACTATTGCCCGTGGTATTACCAAGCAGCTTGCTATCAAGCCCGAATCTTCATACGGCGTATTAGCTGGTGCTTCTGGCGCTGCTTTACTACGTCGAGTTACTTCAACATTTAACTTAGCAAAAGCTACCTATCAATCAGCCGAAATTCGTACTGACTATCAAGTTGCGGACTTCCGACATGGTGTACGTTCTTGTGCTGGTACAGTAGCTGGTGAATTATCTCCTGGCTCTTATTCTACTCTAATGCAAGCTGCTTTAGCAAGAGATTTTACTGCTGGTATTAGTTTTACAGGACTATCTTTAGCTGTTACTACAACAGATATTACCCGTGCATCAGGTTCATTTATTACTGATGGTTTTAAATTAGGCGATATTATTCGTTTAACAGCAGGTACTGGTGCTGCTTCTGATAACCTTAATATTAATTTACTAATTACTAACGTAGTAGCACTTGATATTACTTTTGTAGTTGTTAACGGCGCTACAATTACACCTAGTCCTACCGTTACAGGTGCTACTCTTGTAGTTCAAGGTAAAAAGACTTATGTACCTCAAACTGGTCACACTAGTAAATCATTTACTGTAGAAGAATTTTGTATTGGTATTGCTCAATCTGAAGTATATACTGGGGTTAAAGTAAATACTATGGGGCTAACCCTACCTTCTACTGGTATTTCAACTGTTAACTTTTCTTTAACTGGTAAAGACTTAACTCAAACAGGTACAACACAATATTTTACTTCTCCTTCTGCTTTAGGAACAACAGGTGTATGTGCTGGTGTTAATGGCTCAGTTATTTTTAATGGTGCTAAAGTAGCTGTAATTACTAATTGTACAATTAACTTAAACCGTAACTTAGCTGAAACTACTGCTCTAGGTTCTAATAGTATTGTTGAATCAGTAGATGGCCGAGCGATTGTCGATGGCAACCTAAGTTTATATTTTATTGACGCCGCAGCGCGTGATGCATTTAAAAATGAAACAGAAGTTTCTGTTATTATTAATTTAACTACAAATAACTCTGCTACCGCTGATTTCTTTACAATTACAATGCCACGTTGCAAATTTAACAGTTTTACTAAAGATGACGGTGAAGGAGCTATTACTGCTTCTACAGCTTTTACTGCATTACTAAACAACAGCAATGCTGCTGGTGATGTAACTACAATTGTTATTAGCGATTCACAAGCCTAATAAAATGATTCCGAGATAACTCGGATTGCGACAGAAGTAATTAACCTGTCATATAATACCCCTTGGTTAATTCCTTGGGGTATTTTTTCGTTTTAAACAAGTTTAATTCTGATTTTTATTTATATTAACGTATTGACTTTGTATACTATTAATGTTATAATAGAATATAAACAAGCAATTTTGCTATAACTACAAAGGAGTAATTAACTAATGTTTGATCTACAACAACAAGATTTTTCTAAATCCGCTGATCTAGGATATACTTTTGAATTAAAATTACCTACAGGTGCATCTTCTGGTGCTTTTCTTACAATTTTAGGTGATTTATCTAGCACTGTAAAGATGTATAGTCGTAAGAAATTTCAAGAATATCAGCAAAAACAAGCCATTGCTAAACGCAAAGGCAAAGAGTCAGAAGAAATGGATTTAGACGAAGCTGAAGAATTAGCTGTAGAATCTACTTTAGTTCGATTAGTTAATTGGTCTGGTATTACTGAACAAGGTCAAGATGTACCATTTAGTAAAGAAAAAGCCCGAGAAGTACTAAAACAACACCCTTGGATTCGTGAAGCTATTATTACAGAAAGTGCTGACGTATTAAATTTTCAGCCGAAGATGCAGAACAGTTAATTGAATTTGCAAAACAAGAGTTTACACTTGGTTCAGGTGAAGGCTCTTTGCGTTCAAAGTATGAGTCTGCATCCAGACAAATAGGTAAACTTGTCCCTCAATTAGAAGGATTATTAGAACTACCTAATAGTATGAGATACATTTGGAAATATTTTATTGATTTACATAATAAAAGAACAAGTAATGGATTTGGTATGAATCCTTTAGTTTACTCAGATATTTATAGTTATTTTAAATTAATAAAAGTACAACCAGAAGAATATGAGTTAGAATTAATTACGCAGTTAGACCGTATTGCATTAGATGCATATAGAGTTCAAGCTGAACAAGAAAATAAGAAAAACGCTAAATAATAAAAGGCGCCATATGGATTTAGATAGCCTAAAGTTTGTCGTTGAAACAAACGAACTAGAACAAGCTATTGTAAGTATTGATAAATTAGCTCAAGCAGTATCTAATTTTAATACAGTACAAAAGCAACAAACATCTTCAGATCAAGCCGCAGCAGCGGCCAGCATTGCTAATTCTAATGCCAAAAAAGCAGAGTTTGAGGCTATGAAAGCCCAATCTGAAGCCCTTGGTGCTGAAATTAACCTAAAACAAAAGTTAGAAAAACAAAATAAAGCTACTGCAGACTCACAAGTTAATGTAAATAAATCTCAAGAAGATTCTGTACCTGCTATTGATAAAGCTGCGGGTGCTGCTGAAAAATTAGTTAAACGTCAAGAATTAATTGCTAAATTTTTAGGTGAAGAACTTACTCGCGGCGCTGCTGGTACATTAGCTAGTTTTAAATTACTTGGTACAGGTACTGATGATTTAGAAGTTCGCCTAAAGAAAGCTTTAGATACTATTACCTCTTTAGGTAAAAATCCTTTTGATTCAAATATTGGTGCGCTAAAAAGTATTAATCATGAATTTGAATCATTAACTAATCGTGCAAATTTATTAACTGCTGGTATTTCACTAAACTCTAAACAATTATTTGAATACAGCCGTATTGCTCAAGAAATTTCTGCTCGTTTATCATCTGCTGGTATTGATGTAAAAAGTATTCAAGGTCAAGAATTATTTAATAAAACTCTTAAAGAATCACAAAGTACTTATATTGATACTGCTACTAAAGTTAATGTTCTTGCAGCAGCAGAAAAACAAAGAAATGATAATTTAAGAGCACAAGAAAAAGAACAAGCTAGACGTACTGCTGAAGCATTAACTTTTAACGATCAAGCTGTAGTTTTATTTCGTAAAAATGAAGAAGCTAAAGCTAAAGCAATAGAAGATGCTAATCAAAGAATTATAAATGCTAATTTATCAGTACAAGAAAGCATTAAAAAAACAAATGATATTCTTGCTTTAGTTAAAACTGGTGTTAGTCAATCAGAAGCGACTCAACGTGTTAATCTTCAAGCACAAGGTATTAGTACAGAAGATATTAATACAAAAATTCAAAGTGAAAAAGCATTAGCACAAGCCGAAAAAGAAAGACGCGATGCAAGTATTACAGGTGGTACAGCGTTAACTAAAGTAGAAAAGGAACGTGAAGCAGCACTTAAACGTGTTCAAAACGAAGAAGAAAAGATTGTCTCTGTTCTTAAAACTTTAAATGATGCTGAAGGTAACGTCAATAAAGCTACTGAAAGATCAGCTAGAAGTATTGCTAATTACGAAAAAAATCTAAGACAAGCTGGTATTGCTGGTGATGAATACGCAGCTAAACTTTCTAAATATAGACAACAACAAGAAGAATTAAATTCAATAGAACAAAAACGACAAATTAATTTCTTACAACGTGGCTTACAACCTCAGATTGGTGACATTGTAGTATCTCTACAAGCTGGTCAACGTCCATTAACTGTATTATTACAGCAAGGCGATCAGATCAGAGGATTGATTGTACAAACTGGCCTTGAAGGTGAAGCCTTAAAGAAAGCTTTTGCAGGTGCTTTAGGTGGTGTTGTAACTAGTATTAAACAAACTGCTGGTGCTGTACTTGATTTGCTCGGTGGAGCAGTAAAAACTGTTGCTGCCAGTATTTCAGGGGCTTTATTTGGAAGTATTTCTTTAGCTGTTGCCTCATTAAAAGATTTACGTGATGGTACTGTTACTGCTGCTGTTATTTTAGAGAGACTTAAAGAATCTTTTGCTACATTACAAAAAGTGGGTTTAGTATTAGCAGTAGCTGCTTTAGCAGCATTTGTATATGAAATATATCAAGTAACTTCTGCTAGTAATGAACTAGATCGTTCACTTAAACTTACTGGTGCTTCATTAGGCTTATCAAAAACTACAGCGCTTCAATATGCCGAAAGTCTAAATTCTATCGGCATTAGCACAAATAAAGGTATTGAAGCAATTACTGAATTAGCTAAAGTGGGTGTATTTGGTAAAGAATCTATTGGTTTAATTACTGAAGCTGCTGTTAATTTAGAAAAATTTGGTGGTGTAGCTATTGCTGATACTGTTAAAGAATTTGTAAAATTAAAAGAAAAACCAGTTGAAGCATTAACTGAATTAGCTGAAGCTACAGGTAGAATTAATCCAGCTATTATTGAGACAATTAGAAGTTTAGAACAACAAGGCTTAAAAGCTGACGCTGCTGCATTAGCTATTAAAACTTATGCTGATAGTACTAAAGAAGCAGCAAAAAATATTAAAGATGATTTATCTCCAATTGAACAAGGTTTTAAAGATATTACTACTAGTATTAGTTTAGCTTATAGTGAATTTGTTAATTTTGTAATTAATACTCCTGTATTATCTAAAACTTTAGCTGCTGCATTAGAAACCGTTGCCGCGCCTTTTAAAATTATTGGGGCTGTATTAGAACAAGCTAATGGTAAATCTATTGCTACTATTAGGGCAGAAAATCAACCTAAACCTAAATCTGATATTCCAGAAGGTCCAACACCTGAAGAACTAAGAAGAAACGTAGAATTAACTAAAGCACAAGATGATTTATTTAAATTAAAAGATAAATATCAACCTAAAGAAGCACAAAGAGCAAAAGATATTAATGAAATTGTACAAACTACAATTGCTTATTATCAAAAACTTTATGTAGGTGAAACTAAATTAGAATCTGCTAAACGTGCTAATTTAGAAATTACTAAACTTATTGCAGATTATGATGAAAAACATAAATCTCCTAAAGAAAAAACACCATTAAGTCCTTTTAGTTTAGGAGGCTCTAATGAAGAAGCTAATCTTACACGTCAATATAAATCTGATCTACAGTTAATTAAACAACTTTCAGATGACCAACGTAAAACATTAAAAAATAATTATGATATTGGTTTAATTGATAGAGAAACATTTGTTAATCAAGATTTACAACTTTTAGCTGATTCAGAAACAAAACAATTAGCAGCTAATAAATCTTATGAAGATAATGTTAATCGTATTTATATTGAAAGTATTAAAAATGCTATTCAAGAACGCAATAAAGCATTATCTAGTTTAGGTGAAGATGATAAATCGCAAGAACGTATTAAACAGATTAATGAAAAATATACTCAATATTTAAGTAATCTAGGAAATACTTATGCTGCTACTACAAATGACATACAAAATTTTAGAACAGCATTACAAAGTTCTGTTGAAGAACGTCAAATAGCTATATTAAGAACTTTTAATGAAGATACTAAAGCAAATGAAAATGCCCAAGAAAAATTCAATAGAACAATCTTAGATGCCAACGAAGCTAGAAAAGCAGAATTAGATTTACAAGATCAATTAGCTGGTGCTTCTGATGCAGAAAAAGCTAGTCTTATGGCTAGAACTAAAGCTTATGAAGTTTATGCTAAACGTATTGTAGAAACTAAAGCTATTTTAGAAAAAGGAAATGTAGCATTTGAAGGAAGTTTAAATAATCCTAATGCTACAAATGCTGAAATTGAGGCTGCAGCTAAAGCAAGAGAATCCGCTCAAAAAATTGTAGATCAAAATATTGCAGATCAAAGAGTGTATGTAGAAAATGCAGGAACAGATGCTATTCTAAAATACTATAAAGATCAGGCTTTAACTTTTGAGACAGATTTAACTAAGAGTATTGTAGATAGTATTACAGGTGGTGCATCTGGCGGAG